GTCGTTCATGTACTGGGCAAGCACATCGAAGCAATCCATCTTGGTGGATGTGGCTGCAGCGCGGAGCGGGCTGAGCTGGCCGAGGATGTACCGGGTCGGAACTTCCGGATCGTACTGGATCAACCCAAGCGACTGAGCCAGCCTGTTGCCAAGATCAGCGAGAATGATGGCCTGCTCCCAGAAGCGTTCTTGTCCTGAGAAGTTCGGATTATATGACTGCTTGAACGTGACAATATGTTCTGCAATCATTGCCCTGATGGCCGTGTCGCCTAACGATACGAGATGTTTTATATAAACCTCGCCAACCACACCATAACAAGTCGTGGTGAAGTTATACATCTTGCGCCCGGCCTCAGTCGAACGAGTGAAGAGCGGATGCGGCATCATATGGATTTCCAACAGACGCGCCATCTGTGCGTCCGTATCCATGCCAGACGAGTAGAGCTTGGATGCCATCGACCTGTTGGCGCTCATGGTGCAGATCGTTGCCCATGTCTTGGCGTCCTTCTCCTCCGAGTTCTTGGTCAGCCGCGCCTTGTCGCGGCCCTGTGATACCCAGTACGTGAAGTCACCGACTTCCTTGTCTGGCATCATGGTGGCTTCGTCAATCGTGACAGGCAGGTTATTATACAAGCCGAAGCGGGAGAAGGCAGCGTTCTGTGTAAACTTGGCAGAGAAGTGCAGCTTGGTGGGGTCGCCATAGATCGACTGCTGCATCATCTGGGCCAGCGTCTTACCGCATCCGGTCGGCCCGCAGAGATTTACTGTCAGGCCCTTGAGCCCAGTGAACTGGAACAACGGCGAAGCAAAGCCCAGCCCCAGCACAAACATATGCACAGGCATGTTGGCCTTAGTCAGCAGCGATGTAAACTTGGACCACTCGTCCACGGTGCCAGCCGTTCCGTATAACTGCTCACCCACCCGCTGCGAATGCGCAGCAAGGCTGATGTTCTCTGTTCGTACTAAGCCCTGCTCGTCTGTCTTAAATAACTTCTCACCCAGCAGGAAGCTGGAGTTGTCGTCTTTCCACCCCATCGTGGAGTACAGGTTCGTGACTGACCTGATCTGTCTCAGGCTGTCCATGTACGTGCGAAGCATTGTCTGAAAACCCTCTGTCTGCTTCTTACCCGCAAGCACAATGCCCTTGTCTGCCACGGCAGTGGCAAACTCTCTGCCGCTGTGCTCAGCGAGGAATGCTTGGCGGAATGCCAGTTCTGTCCAGCCCACATGTGGGCGCTTCCAGTGATATCGTACAGTCTCGAAACCCAGCGTCTCATCGTAACCGTAGCCAACCGGGTAGATGTCAAACTTGCATATGTCGATATCGGTTCCGTCAGTGGCAACCTTGATGCCATCGGCTGTGCGCTTGTACGGCTTGGGGATCGGCACCTCGAACGCTTCCTTGTCCGGTGCGTCCCGTGCAATCTCCACCTCTTGGTACTGCAGCCCCAGTCTGGCAGGCGAACCGATGCGTCCCTTGAACCGGCACTTCTTGCAACCGTCTTCGCGTTCGCTCTCAAACTTACTGCACGTTGTCGGACCGGTAGCGGCTCGCTGCCAGTGGGTCAGCTTCTTCAGCGTCTTGGTCTCATCGAAGTCGGGGTGATCCTTGGACCACTCGACGGCTACCTCTTCAGGTGTTTCACAGTAGGCTGCGATACCCATCAGGCCATACCAGAACGGCTCTGGCACATCCGCTTGGTTGTTCACGGCCCATGCGATCTGTGCGCACTTCGCAACCAGTATCGTTGCGTTGGCTGGGGGATAGTCTTGCTTGACGGCTAGGTTGTCGAGGAGGGTGGTTGTTCGCTTGGGTACATGAACTGTAACTGGTGCTGTTATATATTTCTGCAACGCCGCCGTCATGTCTGTGACAGTAACTTCTGGTGCGTTGAGCAGAAGTTTTACAGTGTTATCTCCTTTGTAGTTCACAGTACCAGTTGCTCTCAGGACACGAGCACTGTCGGTAATGACGACCGGGTCGACATTGAAATCGTGCTGCTTGGTGGCATCTTTCAGCGCCTGTGCCAGCGGCTTCCATCTATCTTGTGTGAGGTCTTCATCGAGCACCCAGTACACATGCAGGCCGTTGCCGCTGTGTACGATCATTGGCTTAGGTAACTTAGTTGTTGCGAGGAAATCACCGAGCGCCTTGAGCCCGTCTTTCCACGTGTCATATGGTTTATCTTCGCCGCAGTCTACGTCCAGATACAGCGCCTTTGTGAACGCTGTGTGTTCCTGCTTACGATGTTCCTTGGTGAACGATGACACAGCATAGTAAGTATTGTAGCCCTTATCGCTCATCTGCTGCAGATGCAAAGCTAACTTATCTATGTCATCGAAAAACTTTTGTCGGGGGTACTCACCAACAAGTGTGAAGGCGCAGTACATACCACTCGACGGTAGCACGTGCCGAAGAAAGCCCGGCGTATCCATGTAGTTCTCCCTGTTGGTAGAGTGGGGGTTGGGGATGAAACACCCCCAACCGATGATGCTACTGCTCCTGACCGAGCAGTTCAAGCAGCCGCTTCACTCGTTGCGGCTGTTCCATCTCAAGCACCTCCGCTGTCGGCCATCCATGTTCAGTCAGGATGGCTAACAACTTTTTCAGCATGGCCTTCATCTTTGGAACATTGGTAGAACGCATTGGTTTACCACGAACCCAGAGGTAGTAGGTCATGCGGGAGACGCCGAGAACCCTCGCCATGTCGGAAGTTGACAGCAGCATATGACGCCGCAGCACCTCGACCTTGGCAAAGTCCACGGGCTGATTATGCGTCATCCGCGTTGGTCTCACCCAGCAGCGCGGCGATCTCGTCCGCAATGTCAACGGTCGGCGCGGCTACCTTGGGCACAGCCTTGGGCTTGGGCGCAGGAGCGGGGGCCGCAGCAGCGGCAGGGGCCGCAGTCTTGGCACCGAAACCACGCTTGGGCTCAGCACGGGGCGGCTCTTGGATGTCAACCGGAGCCTCTTCCTCCTCGACCGGAGCCGGGGCAGGAATAGCCTTGGGTTTCACCAGCAGGGGCTTGGGCTTCTCGACTTCCAGCTTGGCTACAGGTGCAGCAGTTTCTTCTCCCGTGATTGTCTTCACTTCCGTGGAACCAAACAGCGCATCGACTGCTTCCATTGCAGCCTCGTCAAGGAAGCCACCGAACCCGAAGTTGAGCTTGGGGAACGAGGCATCAGTGTCAAACGAGATGCGGGTCTTCACGATCTCCGGAGCGATGCCACGCATGGCAAGCTCACGCTGGTACTGGTTCAACCCCTTGAGCGCAGCGGGCGTAACCTGCAGCAGGTAGATCGGGCCAGTCGGATCATCGGCAGCCACCACGGCAAGGCGCTTCAGGTCAGAGCAGGCCTTGACCTTCTGGCCCATCGGCGTGACCTTGGAGCCCCATGCATTATGCGGGCAAGTAGCACAGAGTTCGTTCTGCGGGTCGGTGCTGTCAGCACTGGGGCGGATACCATCCAGCGAGGAACAGTCCGGAGCAGACGGCTCAGCGTCAGGGGTCCATGCCTTGGCGTACCACGTCTTGGACAGGCGGGGGTTGGCACCGACGATAACGATGTCCAGTGTGGTGCTATCCAGCACCGTCTCGCTCTCGCCTTCCTTGATGCGGAAGCGGGCACCCTTCAGCGAGATGCGGGGGATGCTCTCACCGGAACCGATGCCACCGCCAAGCGCCTGCGCCAGAGCGGAGGGCTGACCGATACGGCCAGCGAGGTGAGCCGGAACCTTGATGTTAGTCGGGACGATATTGCTCATGTTGTTCTCCTGTAATGAGCGTTAGTATTTGTTGGATTTTGCAGCGTAGTCGGAGCCAGTCATAACCATCTGTGCCCCAGTAAGTTTTACTTTGCTGCGATACACGACGATCTTTTCAATCATGTCTTTCTCGTCAGTGCAGTAGATGATGGGGTTCTGTAGCGTAAGCCCACCACCCATACGCAGCAGGTAGCCGTTGTCAATGCGGTAGGCGACGAATGCCATCTCCGTACCAGAGAGTACATCACGTGCTTCGATTGACGACACGGGTTCATAGTGGTCAATACCCAACCACTTACGTAGCATCCGTTTCATGTCAGTCCTCCTTACTGGTCGGCTTGCGTACGTTTACTTCTATGCGTGTGCCGTAGTTCACACCGGGCGGCACTGCCTTCGTCTGGTCGATGTACCCGCGCACTGCTGTCTTGCTGATGCGCTTCTCGAACATATCGTAGGCATCGTTCTCACGAACGAATGTGAGGACAGCATCCCAGTCAGCCACGTTAGCGAAGTCCACCGTGGTAAGGAACGCCGTGCCGTGCTTGGTTTTGAAACTGGTGACACCTTGGGTATCTGCTTGCTGCTTCACCCATGTCTCCAGCTTGTCCATCTTGGCCGTGATCTCGCCAGCTTTTTGGTCAGCTTCAGCTTTGATCTGGGCCTTCTTGTCACGCAGCTTGAGGTAAGCTGCCACCACTTCATCCACTGTTATCATTTTTCTCTCCTGTTGGTGCCAGTCGCGGGCAAGAAGGTATAACTGCCCCACTGGCTGACGGGGTTATTCTCAATGCGTGGTACTCACCGTCCAATCCACGTCTGCTCTTACCGCCTAGGCGGACCCAGCAGCAGGGTCATCTCTGCATCTCCTGTTGAATAAGATCGAGTAGCACGCCCTGCAGTTTCTGCTTTGTTGCAAGGCGCTGGAATATCTTCTGCTCCAGTGCTGTGCTTTGGATGTGCACTACGTTGGATACGTGACGCTTGCCGATACGTTCGACGCGCCCATTAGCTTGGGTGTACTGCTCGTTGGACGCTATAGGTCCGTACCAGATAACAGTGGAAGCAGCAGTAAGAGTAAGGCCATGAGCCATAGTAGCAGGGTGAGCGATAAGGACGCGAGGGTCAGTAGCACTCTGGAAATTGTAGAAGATTGTGTTGCGTTGGCTAGACGAGACAGAGCCATTGACCACTGCGACGGACCAGTGCTTGCCGAGTTCCCGCTCAAGCATTCGTAGAGTGCCCGTGAGCGGCACAAAAACAATGACCTTGCCTCCTGCTTCTTCGATAACTTCTTTGACTGCGTTGATCCGTGGGGCGCAGTCCAGTTCGATGTCATTGCCGTCCTCTCCATATGCTACGCCACAGGCGATCTGAATTAGTTTCATAGCCTTGACTGCTTCGTTAACTGCAGTGATCGTGCCGTCAGCTCCACCAGTCTCAGTGATGAGATGCTTCATCATCTGCTTGTAGTGTTGCGTCTGCTCCGGTGTCAGCTCTACCTCTCTGGTCTGCAGCACAGTGTCGGGTAAGTCAAAACACTCATCGCGAGTGAAGCGCACCGCTGGCTGCAGAATATGTTTGACTGTCTCCGGACTGTCGGGCTTGGCGGTGTAACGATACGGACCCAACTTCATCATCACTTGATCTTTGAACGCCGTGTAGGTCTTGGTGCAGTACGGACTGTCGATCAGTTTGGCCAATGCCCACGCATCTGTCGGTTCGTTGGGTGTTGGTGTGCCAGTCATCAGCCACAGGCGGATACCTTTCTCGTTGTCCAGCCAGCGGCGGAATGTCTTGAACCTCTTGGTCGTGGGGTTCCGCAGCACTGCCGCTTCGTCCACAATAATCAGGTCGAACATACCCTTGGCTTCGTTGGCGATGATAGGAAACCCATCGTGGTTGATGACGTAGAAGTCTGCTTCCTGCCTGAGTAGTTTCTTCCTGCGCTCTGCTGTGCCGTGCAGTACGGTCGCCCTGCGGTGGGTGAAGTTCATGTAGATGGCATCACCCCACACACGTTCCAGTGTGGACAGCGGAGATATGACGAGCACCTTGCTAACCGCGCCCACTTCTATCAGGTAGTCTGCCGCCCACAGGGCGCTCTGGGTTTTGCCCGTGCCGATCTCATTCAGCACAAGCCCCTTGTCATAGATGGTCAGGAAGGCAGCCGTGTCCTGCTGGTGCTGGTATGGCTTGAACCTGCCCGGCCAATCGTAGTGGTAGAGAATGGGCGAGGGTGCCTCGATCCCTAGCTGGTTGAGCTGGCTCACTTCGCGCACGCCGTGGGGCGTGACGATTACCTCCTGCCCACGCACAGTAATACGTTGTGCTGTGCTGATTGATGCAAGCACACGCTCGGGATGGTTGAGCTTCAGCGCCAGCGCCTTGGCTTTCGGAATGACTAACACTGCTCAAGCCTCCACTTGAGCCACGTGCGGAAGTTTGCCACGCCTTCGTCGCTATCCACCACGACACAGTGCGCCCCGGCCTTGACCATATCTGCCATGGTCTTTTCCTGCAGGGGCGTGACCTTGTACTTGCCACCAGCGGCCTTGACCTCGATACCTATCATGCGCCCGTTCACACAGGCGATCCTGTCAGGGATGCCGGACCTGCCGTATATCCCTGACTGCGGGGCGAAGTACCACACGCCTGCTTCCTTCAGCACCTTATCCACCTTCTTCTTCATCTTTGCTTCAGGGGTATCTGCCATAGCATACCTTTACACTGTTGTCAACTATTGTGCGAAGTCGCATAGGTGTTTGGCCGGACAGAATTTACACAGGCCGCTAGGCTTGGCGGGCCAATCCTCACTGGCAAGGCTGCGCTCAATGCGACCGACTTTGTTCAGCAGGTCGGACCACATACCCCCAATGTTGTTGCGGTTATATATCTCCCGGTCCATAGCTTTGTCTTTTAGCCAGACAAAACAACTAGATACCTCGTGGATATCTTTATGGTGGGCGAACACCTGCAGTGCGAATAGTTCCAACTGAGCGAAATCGGGACGCCGCTTGCCCGTCTTCCAGTCCATGACGATGGCTTTGTTCCCACGTAATACAAGCACGTCAAGTTTAGAGCGCATCCATGCGTCAGCATCCCACCAACCAGTGGGCTTGAGCCCACGGTTAAGCGTCATCTCCTGCTCCACCATGAGCGTGCCGTCACCCACGCTGCGAACCACAGCGTCGATCATGGGGGCATAGACTGCTGCCTCTGCGGGCAGGTCCGTGTCGTCGCGCAGCCGCTCTTCGATCATCTTGTGCAGACGTTCGCCGTACAGTGTGGCCTCGCCACCGGGGTCCGTCACCTGCTTGGCAATACGTTGGTGGTAGTATCGCTTGGGGCAGTTGTCGTACATCTTGATGGATGAGTACGAATGGGTGAGCGATGTCACTTGCGGTTGTCCTTCTTCTTGTAGGGGTTCTTCTGCCATGCGTCGGCTTCTACCAGCTCGTCCTTCAACGCCTTAACGTCAGGCGGGAAGCACTTGTAGACAATGGTTTCGTTCTTGCCCGGTACGTTTTCCATCTCGCTGATACAGGGATCGGCGGCTAACAGGGCCAGCATGTAGCTGGCCGACAGCAATGCAAACATTACACTTCCTCCTTCTGCTTCGTCAAAACGACCAGCACTCCGGCTTCGCGGAACATCTGGGTGGCTACGTCGAACTCCTCCTGCGGCATGGACGTGGTGCCATCACCGCAATACACCGTAGATATACCAGCCTGTATAAGCATACGGGCACAGCGGCAGCACGGCATGTGAGTTACGAAGGCATGACCACCGCGCAAGCGGGAGCCCACCCGTGCTGCCATAGCGACAGCGTTCTCCTCGGCATGGCTCGTCCAAAGATATTTGGCTGGGCGTTCCATACGCTCGGGCTTGTCGAGCACATCGCGGGGGATACCGTTGTAGCCAGTGGCGACCACCACCTTGTCCTCGGTCGAGATGACACAGCCTACCTTGGTGCTCGGGTCTTTCGAGCGTGTCGCCACCTGCTCGGCCATCTCCAGAAAGTACTTCTGCCATGAGTGCTTCATGTGTTGTGATCCTCACTGGTTTGAAACTCTTTTAAGTGGCGGGCATACCAGAGTATGAGCCGCCGTGTTTCCTTGGTGCCGGAGCGGGCGACCATGCTGCCAAGCAGCAGCTCCAACGTCTTGTGGTGCAGCAGTCTCTCGTGCTTGTCGATTGCCCCGGCTACGCTGCGGTCGAGGTCACTCATTTCACTTCTCCATAATTCTTACCCACGTGCGCTTCACAACTTACTGGCAGGTCTGGTGCCCATGACGGTGGGGTTTTCATCACGTCTTCGATGTATACCAGTGCCTCATCAGCCTCGTCTTCATCCACCATGCACACGATCTCGTCGTGCACTTGGAGTACCGTCTTGTAGCGTTGCCCGACTTTCACCATCTGCTCGGCCACGACGATGCGGGCTAGTGCTTGGACGATGTTCTCCGTGATCTTCCCACCATAAACATATGTCCACTTGACTGGCACATCACCGCCGATGAGCTTGGCCTTGACAGCTTGGATGTATGCCCGTGGATCACCCACGAACTTGAAGCCGCCACTCTCCACCTGAAGCAGCGGATAGTTTAGCTGCATACCATTAGGTAGTCTGACCCACTCAGGTCCGAACGGAAGGTAGGGTTTGATCTCGCCGTTCTTACCCTGTGCCATCTCGCGCAGAGCCCAGCCGCAGCGGTTCCAAAATTGTGGGATGAGCGGGTACTTCTGCCGATATGTTTGTACGATACGCTTGGCTTCGTCCTCTTCCATCTCGACCTTGATGCCACCAGCGCCAAGAGCCAACGTCACCTTGAACTTGGTGAACCCCATGCCATAGCCGAGACCAAGCACAGCAGTCTTACCTACATGGCGCTCCAGCCTGTCAGCCTTAGTAATCGCCCGGCCATAGACCTCACTCGCAAACTCGGAGTACACATCGCGCCCCTCACGAAACGCATGGAGCAGGTTCTCCTGCCCTGCCACCCATGCCACGATGCGGGCTTCGATCTGCGAACTGTCACTCGCCACAAGAACTTTACCAGCGGGGGCGCACAGCGCCTTGCGTAGTGTGCCACCTCGCGGCAGGTTCTGCAGGTTCATCTTATCGCCACCACTGAAGCGACCTGTATGCGCACCGTAGTAGTTCAACATAATTGGCAGAGGCCCGCGCTCTGCCACCCCAATGAGTGATGTCGTTCGCGTTTCCTCCAGTGTGGATTTCACGCCAAGGCGGGCCGCGACCATCACTCTCACATCATCGGACGGGTGATCGAGCAGGTCAGTAAATTCCTTATCAGTCTTGCTGAACGCATACGTATCTTTGCCTGTAGCCTTGCTCGTCTTCATCGGCGGTTCAACACCAAGGTTGCGAAGCAGCTCGGCAAGCATGGCATTGCTCATCAAGTACATCTTGATCTTCTCTTCCGTGTCACCGATCCACGAAAGCTCCTCCATCAGGTCCGACTTGCGGTTCTGCACATCTATCAGGTGCTTCTCCAGCAGTGGTTTGTCGAGCACGATGGATGGCTCGGTGTACATGCGGATCGTCTGGTCTATGAGCATAAGTTCTGTTGAGTTGAACCTGCCCTTGAGCAGGTTGAACAGCTTGTGGGTTAACTCGATGTCGTTGATGCAGTACCGACCGAACGCATCCAGATCATCGGCTGTGAAGTCACATCTCCGCTTGCCCATGGTGCGGATTACTTCATCGCCCTTCTCGCCCAGCCTATAGTGTGCGGCCAGTTTCTTGAGCGATCCACCAACAGTGAGCCCATGCCATGGACGTGCCATCGACAGGGTATCCAGCCAGAACCTCGGGCAGATGCCGAACTTCCACGACAGGATAGCACCATCGAACACTGTGTTGTGGCAGAGGACAGCCCGCTTGCTGTAGTCCAGCGAACGCAGGAACTTACCCGGATCACTGCCTGTGTACCAGTCAGCAGGGTGATCGTTAACCTTGATGCCGACACCGATCACTTCAAAGCGAGGGTCACGGACATAGGCTTCCGTTGTCATCTTCGACAAGCTAAAGTCCTTGTCGTAATAAGTTTCGAAGTCAATGGTAACGATGTCCATTACTGCTTCTCCTCTGCGAGTGCTGCGCGGGCTTCGAGTTCCCGGCACAAATCGTAAACCACACGATGTGGTTTATCCTCCCAATCGTACCCGCGTGGTCCTTCGCGGCCCACCGCCAAACGACATTCATACGTCAGTTGGGTGGGCAGATGCGGCAAACCAGCATCATGCTTCAGTTTGTGGCCTTCTGGTGTGTCGAGTGGTTTTCCCAGCGCCGCCCGCAGCCGCTCGTTGTCAGCCCACACTTGAGCGTTTGCCTCTGACAGCCGTTCGATCTCGGCGCGGATGAGGTCGACGGCGGCGGTGGCCTCTACAGCATGGCCACTGCAAGTCATGGCGCACTGGCAATGCTCGGTGATAATGTCAGCCACTTCTCTGATCATCGCGGTGCGGCGGTCAGCGGTCATATGCTGTCTCCCGCGAGGTCTTCATACATGAGTTCGATCTGGCGTTCGGCTTCGGCCAGTTCAGCCCGCAGGCGTTCGTTCTCAACATCGGTCTCTGCCACCCGTCGACGCAGTCTATCAATCGTGCCGATGTACTCCGCATTGCGCTCGTTCAGTTTCTGAAGATCGGCGCGGAGGGTGGTGTTCTCGCTCACCAACTTGGCCGTCAGTTCGTCATACGCCATCCGTCTTCTCCTCTGCGAGTGCTGCGCGGGCGATGTCCATCACCGCTATCAATTTTTCATTGAGCGAAACGGCGTGTTCAAACGCATTGTCCGGGTTAATGGTGTTTCGCCGCGTGTATCGCTGCTGGTCAATCTCCCGCAGCGCCGCCCGCAGCCGCTCGATCTCGGCGGCTGCCTCGTCACACGTTTCGGTGTCAATTGGGCCGCGCCACAGCCTCTCTACAATGTCAGTCATCACATATCCTCATCATAGTCAGCACCCACTTTGAACGCTGCAAAGCAGGCAGCAACAAGCACCGCCCACAGAATTGCTACCGCAAGTATTGTCATTGCTCACCCACCCTCATTGCGCGCCTGATATCTGCCAGCAGCCATGTCGGCCAGAAGCTGCTGCGTGGTGACAGCGAGAGGGTTACTCTCGCTATCTTGTTGTCGTGTGCCACTGTCACGTGGATATGTCCCTGCTGCTCGATAGCCAGCACCTCATAGCCAGCACTCTCGCAGACCTTGCGAACCTGCCGCTTACTCAGTCCCATAGGGTCTATCATCCGTGCCATGGGCACGCCCTTCGTATGACAGCAGGAACAAGATGCAGCACCCAGCGTGGGCCAGATGCGACAGGCCCGTCTCAGGATCACGGCTCTCACCACGCCACCACGCCCACATGTGGCGCATCAGAGCAGAGAAGGGACGTGACCAGTGCATACCCTTCTCCCAGTTGCGGTCGCCGTATTTATTAGCGCCGAACTCCAGCACCTGTGCGATCTGGTTCAGTGCATCGGGTGGCATGAGATGCCATGGCGTCTTGCCACTGTCATCCTTGCGCCCCTCGCTTGTCGGAGGGGGAGACATGAGTGTCTCCACCGGGGTCTGACGGCTCTCAATAAGTTTCTGTGAGCGATAGTACGACAGGCCAGAGTGAGCCATCACCTCCCGCACAGTGGCATTGGGATAGTGTACGAGATAGTTGACGGCATCTTGGTAGTTGCCTTTGCGGATGCTCTTGCGTTTCATTTGTGCCTCGCAGAGATGGGCGGTTCACTACGAGTGTTAGCAGCAGCGCGGGTCATCTCTTCCCATGGGTTGTACTTTTCCTCGGGTGTAAAGAAGCGGAAGATGAGATGCGCGATGTAGAGAATACCGCCAAGGGAACCCAGCGCGAAGTACGCTGCGAACGCCCACTGAACATTGTTATCAGGCATCGAGGTGAACCTCCTCATCGACCTCGGTTTCAGTACCGATAAGTTGTTCGAGGTTATTGCGGCGGGCAGCGAACTCATCCATAAGCTGGAGTTTACGCTCGTTGATGCGAGCGATGTCTTCATCAAGGCGCTCCAATAAGTTTACGAGACACTGGTCGCTCATGGCAATCTCGTCTTCGAGACGGGCTGCTGCCCGCTTCACAAACGCTGCCGTCTTGCGTTGCATTGCGATAAGGCTAGTCATCTTTTATTTTCCTCACTGTTAGCTTGTACCCAAGTGTCTGGGCGATTGCGTCGAAGTCAAACATGCGGGGGGAACGATCCCCCGCACGCCATTTTCGCATGGCACTGGATGAGACACCTGATCTCCTTGCAATATCTTCCTGAGAAGCATGTTGCTCGTTGATCTCATGCCACATCCAGCGCACCAGTGAATGGGCTCCCTTCTTGGGAACCTTTTGCTTTTGATAAATACGCATGGCGGGACAAAAGTACCACCAACTATTTCGGGATGTCAATAACCCCGGCCATGCTACGCAGCTCACGACTATGTGACTTGACAGTATTCTCGAACATACGAACCACGGTTTCACCGTAGGAACTATCGCCGTTCGATCTCCACGGGCTGGTTGCAGACACAAGCGTAGCAACAGCTTCCGGTGACACAGTGCCGTTCATAATGCAGTCAGAGATATGTTTAAGGCGCTCGCTGTTCATGTAGACGTAGCCGTCATGCCGTCCTTCAAGTGCACCGACACGTGCCATGGCACGTAGTTGTAACCGGAATGCTTTCAGTCCACGCAGCCATTGCTTGCGCTTGTCACTATCTACAACGGGCTCCATGTTCTTGGGGTTGGTGATCTCCCCCGTCTTGAGGTTGATCCGCATGTACTGGAAATACTCATGCCCTTGGTGTGTCCCACGTGGGCGCACTTTGTAGCGATTGGTAGCGATGCGGATGAACTGCATCGGCAGGACTTTCCAGAAGTTCGTCGATAGAGACTGACCCTTTGCAGCAACAGTAAAGGTCGTGGCAACAAACTCCACTGTGTTATCAGGGTAGACACGTGCAATCGCGCGTCCGTCGCTGCGTATCTCGACAGTCCCGGCACACTCGAACAACTTGAACGCAGCCGTTAGCTTGCGCCCCTTGACAACGGGATCACGTGCCCTGCGCAGGTAGTTGCTCAGTTCTTCGTGTGATTTATAATAGCTCATCTCTCACCTCACTTCGCAAACTTGGCTGCAGTTATAGTACCCGTCAGTGCTGTCAGATCGACATCGACCTCAGCCACCTCCGGCTTGACACGTTCCACCACCTTGCGATGGCGGTTCTTTGTACCCTCGGGCACCAAGTCCCAGAGGGGCGGCCATGCCTTGAGTGCAGGACCAAGGGTTGTGTGCATACCGATGATCTTCTTCACGCCATCCACGAACGCATCGCGTTCCTGCTCAACAGCGGCCATGTTGCTGATCCACGCATCGAGTTGTGTCTGGATGTCGTGCCACTCGTCACCAATAAGTTTCACGTCAAGCCGAAAACGGTTAGACATTTTTGCATTGGTCGTGTCGAGGTCAGTGTTGGGCATAGGTACTTTCTTGGTGAGCTTGAACCGCTTGCCGTAAGACCTGCCATTGATGTTGTCGATACAAAGCTCATCGGTCCACGATAGGAACTGCTTGGGCAACTGTGCCACGATAGGCATGAAGTCCTTGAATATGCGATCTGCCACGTCATCGCCAACAGCGGGCGGGTTATCGTGATATGCCTGCAGCCTTTTGCTGAATAACGCCTTGGCATTACTGATGATTTCAGTCTTGAGTTCGTCTGAGAAACGTACGGTAGCCATCACTTCACTCCTTTGATAATAAGTTTACCGTTGTCGCGGGTAAGCACTGCCTTTCCATCAGCGATGTTGCTGATGGCATCCATGAGCGCAGCTATATCCTTGTCGCGCTTACGAAGGGATTGATGCAGGTATATTGACCATAGGCACACACCTATGGTAGCCATCTCCATATGGAGCATTGTCCGTGTCTCCTGTTGGTAGTGGGCGGGGTCTGATCACCCCGCCCGTTTTTATTACATACGGACAACTTCACCCCAGTCAGCCTTGTCCGAACCATTCGTCACCCACAACACAGGGTGATCGGGTGCAGGACCAAAGTCATTGCAGTACAGATCGGTCAGAAACACCGTAGCGATGGGGTTGATATCCTTCTCGGCCATGTAGCGGAACACCGGGCTGAACGCAGTGCCGCCACCACCACGGGCAGTGATAACCAAGTCCTCATCCCGCTCGAACTTATCGTAGTGGCACACAGCGTGGTCGAAGTAGACCACATGCAACCGGGCTGGGATCATATCCTCCCATACGTACCTGATCTCAGCAGCGAACTCCGACAGTTCCTTCTCGCCAATGGAACCAGAGCAGTCGATAGCGAACACGATCTCGCCCAGTGCTTCACCGCTAACGGACGGCATGTGGATACCCATCGCAGCCATGCGGCGATTGGGACGTGACCACGACCGGGTATCGTTACGCTGCTTCTGCACGAAACGGCGGAGCACATCGCGCCAGTTTACCTTGGGCTGAAGCACTTGCGTGACGAGACGTTCCATGTTGGCGCTGAGCTTGCCCATCATCTTGGCAGCTTGCGCAGCTTGGGCTACCTTGACCCGCATCTCGGCCTGTTCCTGTGCCACTTCAGCAGGTGAGCCTTCAGCTTCAACCACGTCATCGCCAGTGCCGGGGATACCGTCACCACCACCATTGCCTTCCGGAGGTTCAGGCAGGATGTCGTAAATACCGTCAGTGGTGCCCTTGCCAGCGTCATACGTCGCCTTGTTGAGCAGACCACCCTCAATAAATTTACCGATCTTCTCGTCGGTCAGAAGCTGGTTGATGACGTAATCGCCAGCCATGTTCCACTTCATGTGCCATGAGGAACTTGAGCTGCTCATCTTCCAGTTCCTCGCAGAACTTGGGGTTGAAGTCGATCCACTTGCCATTGGTTGCAGCCGTGGGGAAGCGATCACTCACACGGATTTCCATGTTGAGCGCCAGTGTGCCGATGAACGGCTGTTCGAGAACGAGTGCAGTCCGGGCTTTTGCCAGACGCTTGTCGAGCGGCAGTGTGCTATGTTTCATCTGTTTCTCTCCTGTCAATTGCCCATGAACACGGCCATGCGGTCCATGATCTCTTTTGCTTTGGATGCAGTATCCCGGCGCAGATCGGGGTCATTACGCAGTGCATCGGGGTGGTAACTAACCAGCTTCTGCTCGACTTCACGCCGCATGGTTTCCAGTTCCGGATCATCTGCGAAGTTAAGCCGGGGCAGCAATGCACACAACTCACGTGCATTCTCCAGCATTGTGTCACGGAACACAGCACTGGGATTGGCCAGACGCTCCTCAATATGTTTCACCTTGTCGAACAGACGCTGCCAAACGTCTTTCATTGCGGAAGCACTTGCTTCCTGCACCCTACGCTCAACATCTTGCTGGATACGGGACAGCTCATCGCTGGCAATGCTCACACGGAAATCATTGTTCGGTACTGGGAACACAGCGAGGTCCATCTTGAACTTGGTCGAGATGTTATCGGGATGCGGGTAATCGCCAGCATCGAACAGGGAACCCAGTGAACGCTTGGCATCGTCAATGTAGCTGGCATAGTTCATCGTAAACACATTGGTCAGCCACTGCCATTCACCCTTCTTCTTGCGGAAGTTGGTCATGAACTCCAAGTAGTTGGCAGTGGGCAGCAACTGTGTGCCTTCGATGCCCCACGGCAGCGTGTTCTCGTAGAACTCAGTACGTATGCTATTGGCCTTCCTGTGTACCAGATCGAGCTGGTCGTTCATCGGCAGCAGTGACTTGTTGTAGCGTCCCACCACGGCATTGACGTTGTGGGTATCAGCCACTTCCTTGGTGGCACGTTTGTCATACTTGCGCGCAGTCCACTGCGATATGTTGAGCTGCACAAGCAGCGCACGGTCATTGAGGTTCATTCCACTTCTCCTGTTGCTATTGTTAAACCCAACCCATCACACGGGCATAGGCCAGTGCTTTCTTGTAAACATCCTTATGGTAGATTTGCACCCAATGCTGATAGGCGTAGTAACCCTCCGCATCGTTGTCATCCACCGTATCCGCCCATTCCTTGTAGATACGTTCTGCAAACGTATCGCCATGTGTCTGGCGAATTGCTTTCCCTATGCTCCAAAACGGGCTCATCGTGACCTCATCAGTGCCAGCCTTACTGGCAGACGGGGGATTGCTCCCCCGTTTCGGTCTCACCACGCGATAGCGGGTACTGCCACGCGATAGCGGGGCATGTTATTAAAACAGCACATCCTGATGGGCTACTGCCCACTTCGCAAACGCTGCCGTATTGGCCAGAGTGCTGTCACGCCGTGCTGCCATGCTTATTGCCAGCACACTGAACTCAGGGGGCATACGTTCCACGTACTGGCAAACCCGTTCGAAGTTGGCGTCAGTGGCACGGTGAGCCAGCGATCCTGCCAGTGCATACAGTGTGCCCGGTTCCTTGGGCACTTCCGCCGTCATGGGGTTAAGCAGGATAGCGTCAGGGTTAGGCAGTTTCCGCCAGATGCGCAGGTATCCAGTGAACTCTGCAGCAGGGCCTTCACCCACGGCACCTGTGAAGCACTCATATTCGGCCTCACTGGGCACCAGTCCGATGATATCTGACACACCCTCGACCCATGCACGGGGTGACGGGTTAACGTCCCTGTTGGCATCAAAAGCGTGCAGCATGTCCGGCTTGAACCGCATGAACGAAACAACTTCAGGGCACACCTCGTGATCCAGTGCCCATGTGGTCCAGTCGTCAAGGTGTGTCTCGAACTCGATAACAGTCTCACGATTGCGCAGATGGCTGAGCACCTTGTTGGCACCAGCACGGTCCTTCTGCCTGTTACCAGTGGAGATAACCTGCCAACCGTCCTTCATCCTGACACCATGGAGGTTCCTTGCCTGACAGATGTTTGCCAGTACCTTCTGCAGGTCAGCACCGCACTGATTGCGGTCATCGAAGCACAGTATGCCGTTCTCGGGGATATCAGTCCGATCCGCTGCAGGGAACCAATCCGGCACCTTGTAGCCGAACGATGAACCACCCAAGCTGAGATCAGGGATACCGAAATCCTCCACCAGCATCGTAGGTAGATGCTTCTCGACATAGCCGAACCTGTCGTTGAACACCTCCACAATGCCCACGTGGTGACGTGTCGTGCCACCTGCCAGCTCACTGGCCACTTCGCGGATCAGGGTGGTCTTACCACCACCGGGTGCACCCTCCACGGCAATGGTGCGCTTTACCGGGAACAGGGACTTGATGGTATTCTTAAGCAGTGTGGGTCGCATTGAAACATATATCCTTGTGTTGGTTGTTGTGGTCTCATCAGTGCTGGCGATACCAGCAGACGGGGTTAGAACCCCGTTTCGACCTATGCTGCCTCTCCCCTAAGTCCGGCCAACAGCTCGGCACGCTGTTCCATATCGTTATCTGTGATCCGCCACTCTGCTAGTGCTGTGTATCCAGCGGCTACCAGTTTCTTCATTGCAGTGCAGGACAGGTGAATAGGTGTGACGTGGAAGGGATGTGCCTTGCCATAGTGCTTGCTTGTCGTGGTGCCGTACTTGTCCTCATTGGCGAACCAGCGGGAGGTTGTCGGTTCGTAGACGAACAGAGGCCAGTGCTGGCCATAGCTGAACACGGCGTAAACGCCGGAGGTGCACCAGTAGCCGAACAGTTGCTTGTTGGTGGTGTGGAAGGGAACCCTACGTTCCACGTATTGGCGGCACTCGCCAACGGTGGTCTCATGTGCCGTAACGCCATTTATCGTACCCATTACAGTGTCTCCCTAAGCCAGTGGTTTGCGGTATCGTGGGCATCATCCCAGTCAGGGGTGTAATAGTCTGCCTTGTGCAGGTACTTGCCATCTTCGAAGTGCTGCACGATGTACTCACCCCACTCACGGTTGTGCCTAATGAAGGCTTCCCGCTTAGTGGTGGGATTAGACGCCCTGTGGACGATATCCGCCGTAATGGCGTGGGTGTTATCCATCTTACCCATATCAGACCTCCTTAGCGAAGTTGACAAACAGGACCGTGTTCATCCCACGGGGGGTAAACTTGAGCGTATCGCCCATATCTTCCCACGTCCCACGGATGCCCTTCAGTCCCACCAAGTCCTTGGCAAAGCGCCTAATGAACGACTGCTTCCAGTCCTTGCACACCATGAAGCTATCACGCTTCACCCAGCAGTAATTGGCCTCACCTGCAAACGTATCGGTGTACTCTATCTCATACTTATACATCTTTACATCCTTCCCTTGTTGTTGATGCCGATCAGATCGGCACGGTTGGTGACAACTGTATAATTGCTCTTATGCATGGGGACCACTGTAAACTTTACACTGGCAGCTTCGCGTGATCCACAAGTTATACATGTGTCTGCTATTGTAGCCCGTTTGAGGGGCAGTATTGGTAGCTTGCAGACTTTACATTGCGACATATACATCCTTGGCCCGGTCCTCGCCGGGCTTCCAGCGTACCACGAGGCGAGCCGCCGCGTCAAAACGTAGCCAGCAATTGATACGATGGGGATATATTCTGTAAAGTGTACAAAGTGTAATGCGGAATTGAGGATTGGGAAATGCTAAGTGCTTGGTATGCCACAACTATCTATGGGGCCTTGTGTATAAATGGGGCTATAGATAGTTGAATGGATAGCTAAAAGCCAATAAAACCGGGCCTTAAATAGAAGTATCTAAACTATCTGCGATTTCTGAGATGATGTGGCCCCAAAATAAATGAGAGTAGATATTTTACTCATGTAAAGTTATACATGTATAAGTGTACATTATACGGGGGTATTGGGAGATTGTATAATGTATAGTTCCCTATTTGTTCCAAGCACGCAAATCAGGCGCGTAGCTATTCAAAAAACGTATATAGTTTAGATAGTTTGGATAGATGATAATAATAATAAAGCAGTCCCCGTGGTATTTCAAGCACTTACAGGGTTTACATTATACAAAGTGTAAGCCAATAGGAATTTATCTATGTATAATCCAGCGTAGATAGTTGGGATTTGCCATATAGCTGCCACAATTGACCCCTTTTTGCTGTATAATATGGCAGAATTGTGATTATACACTGTATAAAAGCCACAATTGCCCTAGTTTGCGGCCAAATTGAGGCAGCTAGAGGCCATTATACGCAGGATTATACACACAGCGGAGCTATAGGCCCCCGACGTATAGTCGAGCCGAAGGCGAGAGCAAAAAACAAACAAACTTTACAGTGTAAAAGACAATAAAAAAGGTGGGGGCTCACGCCCTCCACCCGTAAATGATGACCAAACCGATTGCGATGTATAATAGATAGAATGCGAGTGTCATGTCAGTACCTTTCTGAGTGGTTGGGGCGGCTTGCGCCGCCCCTTGGTTCACTTGTTGACTTGATAAAGGACGTGGCCTTCGTCGGAGACGATGATCACAGGGCAGGAACGAGCGTCCAAAGCCTTGCGTGAGGCAAGCATGATGGCCTGCGTCCACGTGGTGACGGTCTTGTTCCTAACATAGCCGTGCTTGTCGTAATAAGAGACGATCATTGTGGTTTTCCTTTTAGGGGTTGAGTGGCGGGATTATTCCCGCCACCCGTTATTGTTACTTACCCAGCTTGAAGGTGTTCTTGGCCGAGGCCTTGGGCTTTTCCATCGGCACGATTGCCACGGAAATCTTACCAAAGCGATACGAGAAGGCGAGATCGCTACCTTCAGGTACCAAGGAAGCAGCCTGCTTCCGAATGGCGGCCTCGAAATCCGACCTAATCTTGGCCGTCTGCTCCTGCGCCTTCTTAAGCGTGGCATAGAGCTTCTGGTTGTCCGAGGTCAGATCGGCCACGGAGATTTCCAGCCAAGAGAGCTTGTCGTTGGTCATTTTTAACACTTTCAATCAGCAGGGACCTTTGAAGGCCCGGTCCCTTTCGGGGCCGTCTCGGCGTCACCGCTTCGACATCTCCAATATGGCTGGATTGTACCGAATTTGCAAAACGCCCCAATCTGCGGGCTTTTGGGCGCGCCTATCCCGTACCCCTTTTGTTCCAGTTCACGCTTGCTTGCGCCGCATGGGGGTACCCCACCGGGGGGCACATGGATTGGAAAATTCTAGGCCCCCTCCATTTGTAGGCAAACTCTCTAACTACGACCCATTTTTTCAATTTCAACTTTTGCGTGTGTAAATTTTAGGCGCGACCCATTTTTCCTGTTACAACTCTAGATTGTACCCAGTCCGCCCGTTGACACCCACCCGGCTTTCCAGCATATTTCCCTGCATGGACTTGAGCCCATTCAATTACACCAAGTGGTCAGACAGGCTGGCATTTGACATGGCCCTCCTGCTGGAAGGCAGTGGAGAAACGATCAAGGAGATCGTCCAGCGCCACAGGCTGGGCCCGACAGACCTCGTGGATTTCTCGAAAGACCCGGTGTTCCTCAAGAAGGTGGAGCACTATCGGGGCGAGGTTCGTGAGAAGGGGCTCACATTTAGAATGAAGGCTCGGGCGCAGGCAGAGGAACTTCTTGTCACGAGTTGGACGCTCATACATAGCCCGGATGTCTCTGCAGCCGTTAAGGCCGATCTTATCAAGAGCACGGTCAAGTGGGGCGGACTGGAACCCAAGAATGATGCCGAGGCGACCGCTGGCGGCGGCGTGAAGATCACGATCAACCTAGGCCAGCCCGTGGAGTATGAGGTGGACACGACGCAGGTTATCGAGCATGACGAGTACGACGAGCCTGCTGTCGATGATCTTGCCTGACACCCTGATGGATGTATTTGGTGAAGACGCCGAGACTGGTTGCTTATCTGCTCGGGTTTATTCAGCGGTGGCGGCACGTGAAATCGAGCGAAGTCTTGCCGAGGCCAGTATCAGTTACCAGACCCGGATTATTCGTTCCCGCAAGCGTGGCATTTATTACCAGATCGCCATCTTGGGAGGAGATTTCGATGGAACCTGAACGTGTCTATCACGTGGCTCCATTGTACGATCTCTACCTTCACGAGTTCAACAGGGACGGCGACTGCTGGTGCTGCCCGGAACTTGACTACGACAGTGACGAGACGACATACGTGCACCACGCCTATGACCGCAGGGAAGATTACGAGGAAGGGTGGCGCAAGCCGCATTGATAGCCGATGGCAATCGAGATCAGCTACACGCCTCCGCCCACGGGCAAGTTGTTCATGGAATGCGGCAGCAAGATGCGTGTCCTCATGGGGCCGGTTGGCTCCGGCAAGAGCGTCACGTGCTCGTTTGAGATCGTGCGCCGGGCGTCCATGCAGAAACCTGACGCCTCTGGCAGGCGGCGGTCGCGCTGGGCCATCGTTCGGCAGACGGCGCGGCAGTTGCAGGATACGACGGTAAAGACGTTTCTGGACTGGTTCCCGCCGGGCCCGTGCGGACAGTTCATGCGCACGACGAAGACGTATTTGTTCAAGGTTGGGGATGTCGAGGCGGAGATCATGTTCCGCGCTTTGGATGACGCCGATGACGTGGCGAACCTGAACTCACTGGAACTTACTGGTGCGTGGTTCAACGAGTGCCGGGACATCCACCCCGACATTATCGACGCGATGTCCAAGCGTATCGGACGTTTTCCGTCGTCCAAGGACGGCGGGCCGACGTGGCATGGGATGTGGGGAGACACGAACCCGCCGATCATGGATAGCTGGTGGTACTACCAGATGGAGAAGCTGGACCCCACGGATGGCGTCAGCTACAACGACAATGGCTGGGAAGTGTTCAAGCAGCCGTCAGGGCGCAGTGTCTACGCCGAGAACATCGAGAACCTGCCGGAGGGATACTATGACACTCAAGGTCGATCAGACGAGTATATCCGCGTCTACATTGACGGCGAATATGGCCTTAGCCTCGCTGGTATGCCTGTCTACAAGTACTTCCGCCCTGACTACCATATGGCTCACGAGCATATTCGACCTTTCATTGGCGGCATTCGGCCTATCATCGTCGGTATGGACTTGGGGCTCACGCCCGCCGCCCTGATCGGGCAGCAGGACCCCCGTGGACGAGCACTGATTATGGCTGAGTGCGTCAGCTACGACATGGGTATCCAGCGGTTCGTCAGGACGCTGCTTAAACCGCTGCTGTATGAGCGGTTTTCGGGGTGCCCCGTGCTCGTCGTGGTTGATCCGGCAGGTACGGCGCGGGCCCAGACGGACGAGCGGAGCGCGGTTGACATCGTTAAGGCCGAGGGTTTTAAGGTCATTCCGGCCAAGACCAACGCCATTTCGGCCCGCATCAGCGCCGTCGATGACTATCTCATGCGACAGGTGGACGGCGACCCGGCGTTTCTGGTCGATCCCAGTTGCACGCATCTCAAGGCGGCCATGATGGGTGGCTACCGGTACAAGCCCACGGGCGACAACGTGATCGACAAGAACAAGCACAGCCACGTGGCTGAAGCACTACAATATCTTTGTCTGCATTTGAACAATGTCAGCGGGGATACACTCTATCAGAACTTCAAACGGAATATCCGGCCCATCTCGGCAGCAGGATGGACTTGACCGGAACGGGTATTTGAGGTAGGGTAATTGTGCTCGGGGTGTATATCCACCCACCCTTGGTGACGTTTCCTCCCTGTTGAACTTACCGGTAGGTAACTACCGGTTTTTTCTACAAGTTGGGTTATTCAGAGTTTTCCGGCTCAGCCTTCCTTTGACGTGAATGTCCCCGGTAGCCCCCGTTGCCGGGGATTTCCTGTTGCGAACATATTGTATTTGGTGTAGCGTGCGTCCGACTGGCTCATAACCACAAGGACTTAGCCTATGGCGACCGTCTCTCCTGCGTTTGACTTCGTTCAGGCGCAGTCCGCAAAAATCCCCCGTGTCATCTGGGCCGATATCGTGACCGGTGACACCATCGTATCATTCCCCGTTGTCGCACAGGCGGCTGTGGCTGGTGCCGTCCAGTTTGACGGTACGTTTGGTGGTGCCACTGTCGGCTTGCAGGTATCCAACGACGGCGTTACATTTTTCGACATGAAAGATTTGGGTGGCACTGTCGTGAGTGCCACATCGGCTGGGCTGTTTGAGTTCACCACTGCGGCGGCTTATCTCCGCCCGGTTGTGACTGGCGGCGCGGCTAACGCTATCGACGTTACTGTAGTTCTGCGGGGGTGACGTGCTCAACATCGTCCTGATCATGCGGCGTGTAAGGAGGCAGACATCTGCGCTCCTGAACAATCTGCTGTCTGAGGACGGTGACGACCTGCTGCAGGAAGACGGTACGTACATTCTCTTGGAGTAGGCATGGGCATTCAGCTCAAGAACAACGTCAACAGCCTGATCGTCGGAGACCTCAGTGCTGCTGCCATATCCGTGACTGTTACGGCTGGCTCTGGGGCTAATTTTCCATCTCCCGGTGGCGGAGAATATTTTTACGTCACCCTTATTGCTCCCACTGGCGTAATTGAGATCGTCAAGTGTACCGCACGCGTTAACGATGTTTTGGCCATTGTGCGTGCGCAGGAAAACACACTAGCTATTCCATTTCCTAGTGGCAGCCGGATCGAGTTGCGCATTACGGCTAAGTCCATACGTGACCTCGTTGAGGAGTACAACGCGGCTTCCGAGATCAGCTTTACACCGACTGGCGCTATTACTTCGACCAATGTGCAAGATGCCATTGCTGAAGTATCGAATGATTCCAACAATGCGTCCGCGATTAATATTGCCGATGCCGGTAATGTCTATATTGGCGCGTCAGTTGAGGCTGCACTCCAAGAACTGCGCACGCCCAGCATCAGTACGTTTATCGGCAACGGTTCGACGGTGATCTATACACTGTCTTCGACGCTCGGTGTTCGCAATCTGACCAGCGTTCATATCAACGGCGTCTATCAGAACAAAAGCACCTACACGCTGTCTAGCACGACCCTGACTTTCTCCGAAGCTCCGCCGCTGAACACGGTTATTGAGGTGCTGACGCGATGAAGTCCGGCAAATCCAAGGTCAATGCGGCTGGCAACTACACCAAGCCCGGTATGCGCAAGACGCTGTTCGAGAAGATCAAGGCAGCTCCGGTGCAGGGTACCAAGGCAGGGCAGTGGTCCGCCCGTAAGGCACAGCTTCTGGCCAAGCAGTACAAGTCCAAGGGCGGGGGCTACACGTCGTGAGAAACCCGCAGCAGTCGCTCAAGGACTGGACGGCGCAGAAATGGCGCACGAAGTCCGGCAAGCCGTCTTCCAAGACGGGCGAGCGATACCTGCCGGAGGCGGCTATCAAGGCTTTGTCTTCATCAGAATATGCTGCTACAACCAAGGCCAAGCGTTCTGGCAAAGCCAAGGGTAAACAGTTCGTGCCTCAACCGGCGACCATCGCCAAGAAAACCTCTAAATTTCGATAGGATAGATTATGGCGAAGAACGTAACGAGGATGCCCAACAGAAGCCCCGGCGTAAATACCACGATGGCTACTCGCGGGACTGTTAAGTCTTTTGGTTCTAAGCCCGACAGTTCTTATAAGGGACTGCTGCGTACACTCGACTCCGCACGCAAACCCGCAAATCAGAATGTCCGCCCCAAGCTCGATGTTACTGACCGCGAATTTTCGTCAAAGCCAAGCAACGTAGACAAATACGGAAAAATTACAACCGGACCTAATAAGGGATACACAATAAACTCTGGCAAATATGCCTATGGCCCGAAGCCCCCCTCGATGGCTTCAAAGGTCGCCAATGCTGCCAAAACTGTTGCTGGTGGTGTTGCTCGCGGTGCGATGCGTGCCGCTGGTCCGGCTGGTGCCTTGGCGAGCATGACCACTCCGGCAGGCACGGGTTCAGACAAGCCCAAAGGCCCGCTCATGACCGGAAATTCAAAGGGTAAAGGCCCCGGCGGCGGTTCGCTCAGCGCACCCAACCGCACAGCACCATCTAAATCCAAAATGTCTGTAACCGGCGGGCGAGGCGTTACCGCGTTTGGCGGGTACGCATCAGGCCCCAAGGTCGCAGGCGGCAAAGGTGACTTGCAATCATCCAATCGCACAACGCCGTCTCGTTCGGGCGGAGCAAGCAACAGCAAGGGACCAGCAGGTCCGCTTGGGGCTAACAGCAGCCCGTCCCGTTCGGGCGGAGCAAGCAACAGCAAGGGACCAGCAGGTCCGCTTGGGGCTAACAGTGGTCCGTCGCGCTCCACGACAAGCAGCAAAGGGCCCTCTAGCGGTCCAACTTCGGCACCCAGCCGCACAGCACCATCTAAAGCTAACCTCGGAACTAGCCGCTTCTAAGAAAGGAACACACCATGGCCAAGAAGCCGATGCCGAAGTTTACCCCCTGCTCCAAGTGCCCCAATCCGGGCAAGTGCAAGGCCATGGGCCGTTGCATGATGAAGGGCAAGAAGTAGTGGCCAAGACCCCGGCTTGGACGCGTAAGGAAGGCAAGAACCCCAAAGGCGGTCTGAACGCCAAGGGACGTGCTTCCTATAACGCTGCCAATCCGGGGAAGCCGGGGCTCAAGGCCCCGCAGCCCGAAGGTGGGCCGCGCCGTGACAGCTTCTGTGCCCGGATGAAAGGCATGAAGAAGAAGCTGACGAGTGCTAAGACGGCCAACGATCCGAACTCTCGGATAAATAAATCGCTCAGAGCGTGGAACTGCTAAATGACTGTACTCATCGCCAATAACGTCTCGTCCATTCTGACGGCTCCGCTCACGGCAGCCGCAACGAGCATGACTGTTACCGATGGCAGCCGGTTCCCTGTACTGACACCCGGCAATTACTTCTAC